GCTAATATGAGTTTGCATCACGGCATCAGACCGGCGTGCCGAGCGCTGTCAGCCAGAGGCCGTCGATGTCCGGCTCGGAAAGCCCCGTGGCTGCGAGCATGGCAGGGTCGTTGAACAGCGGGTGATTTCGCTCGTAATAGGGCGCATAGCGCCAATCGTTTAGCGCCAGGGCCCTTTGTGTGGCATCCCCAATCAAGGCAATCGCAGCTTCGATGAAAGCGTCAGGGTCCACTTGTCCGGCGAGAATGAGCGCCGCATTGACCTGACGCTTTGTCAGATGCCGTTCAAGCGGCGGCAGCTCCTCCTCGTCGACATCGATCGCCGGGTTGACCGAAACCAGTCCATGCTGGGCTGGGTCCCCCAGAAAATCGACTATGAAGGGAGCATTGGGGCCGGTGTACCAGATTTCGCCCCGATGATCGGCCAGGATCGCCCAGGCACCATCCTGCCAAACGACTTCCTGCCCTTCACCGGCTTCGGGAGGCGCCTCGGAAATGCCCGCGGGCAACGGCCCGATTTCGTCGATCGTGACCTGCATCCCGTTGATCCAGTGGACCTCTCCGCGATGGTCCTCGGCTACCGTCCATGCATCTCCATCACGGACTGCAATATGTCCGGACGGGACCTCGGGCGGTGTCTCTCGGGTTGCATTGGCTGGAACGATCCACACGCCGGGCTCTTTGGGTGAAGGATCAGCACTGCCACTACCGGTCAGAACGCCTGTGCCGGGGTGAAAATGGTAAACGTTTGGCGCTGCCAAGATGTCCTCCTAGTATTTGATGCAGGCGAGGAGCGCGATGTTGCGCGGGCGCGCTTCGTTGCCGCCAGAGCTGTCGATCGAAAGGTCGTGGGTGTGGGCACCGCCGGAATTAATTGAAAGCGAGTGCGAATGACTGTCCGATGTTGTTGAGCGGTTCCAGGCGTTGCCAGTAGTGGCGGTTGTATAGACCCGCCCTTGGCCTTGACCTTCTATGTCGCTTGCCGCTGCCGGAACCGTGTGGTTATGGGAGTCGGTACTGGTTGACCCGGAGTGACTGTGTGCGCCTCCGGACTCGGCTGAACCCGTGTGCACGTGAGACTTGTTCTGGTCGCTTTGGCTCGAGCCCAAAACCCGCGCCCCGTCGATAC